ATTATTAACCATGTCTCTTACACGACCAATGTTAGGATCCTGTTGGAAACTAACATAAGCAATATAAAATTCATCTACAGCATTATAGATATTACTACCTGTCGTTAAACCTAACTGATTAGGTGTACGACTTGTGGTAACGATGTCGCTAATGTAAATGCCATAACGAACGATATCAGTATCGCTTGCGAAATCTGTGTTACTGAATACTGGCACATCCCAACCTTTTGGAATGTAGAACCGTAGCATCTTAAACACTTCATCGCTAGTGATGTATGGATCGTTTTGTTGTTTGACATACATTAGAAAAATCTCCTATCTCCGTTGAAATAATCAACATCTGCTGTCCAATTTTCCTCTAGTTTTGTAGCAGGACCATTCGGTGAATTACCATAAAGATCATAAAAGTTCATTAACTCTAATGATTTAATCCATTCACGGTCACAACGATCTTTCGCAAAATCGTAGTTCATCTTGTCTACATCGTTCATATTTGAGACCTCTGTTACAAGGCTTTCATAGAACACTAATACAGCGCCAAATGTATCTAATCGTATCAATGTCTGGTCATTCTTCATAAGTTGACCAGGATTGAAACTAGATATAAGTGCGCCATTTGGAAGATTGGTATAGTAGTAAGCACCCAGGACAGTGTCACAGTATTTCTGCCACCATCCAAACTCTAACTTATAAAGCCACTCTTGTGAAGCAACTTTAAAGTAAGGTTCCCAATCAGTTCCTAATGCGGCTGCACGGCGGTCCGCTGCTGGATCGTAGAAAGCAATGTCTCTAGCGGTCGCATTTGAAATTCGTTGATAAGGTACTGACATGTTATATTCCTAAACTAATTTAATATTAAGATGCTTGAAGAATGTTAATTGCGCCACCGCGTCTTTGGTCACCAACGCCAGCACCGAAGTAACCAACACCAGTTAACCAGTTTTGTAGACCACCAGGTACTTCACCAATCTTGATCTGTAGTCCTTCTTTCATAACAGTGAACATAGCACTGTCACCAAAGTAAGCACCTACCAATACTGGAAGACTTGCTTGACCTACAACTGTACGAGTTGTTGCTTGTAAGAATGTAGTGAACATAACCATGCAGCCATATACATTTTCAATCTTACCAGTAGATAACAATTCATTACCTAGTGCGGATAGATTAGAACCACCGCTTGATGGACCTGATACAGCAGCACCAGTCAATTCAGCAAGCAAACGATTCAATGAAGAACCAACTTGAGCGCCAGTGTAACCACCTTGTACTTGAGCATCACCATTGCTATCTAATACGATAACTGGTGAACCTGGCATACGAGCAACTTTAAATTGCTGTTTAGCCAAACGAATTAGACCTAATACTGAGTTAGTTGTGAAACCATCAGTCCAGGTACCACTTGTGTTTTCAGCACCAATCAATTCCAACGCGCCTAATTTTAGAACACGAGTAAAACCGTCTGCGCTTGTTGCGTAGTAATCATTACCTGGTGTTGCTTTGAAACCAGTTGTAGAACCAACATCACCTTCAGTGACACCATTACCAATGAAGCCTGATGTTACACGCTGGTCAACTTTTTCTGCGAATGAATCACCCAATTCAGCACCAAGAGTTGCTGCTAATTGGAATGAAGTTGTCCATCCGTAGAAAATGTCAAACGCTGTTTGTGCTACAGCAGGGCTTGCTGTAATGTTGGTTTGAGTCAATGATGGGTTCTGAACGGTAGCATTACCTGTACCGTATGTACCACCTGTACCATTAGGATTGTAATCCTGATAGGTGATAGGAGCAAAGTTAGGTACTAAGAATTGATTACCCTGTGTTGGGGCAACAACATTAGTCATGTTAACTAGTCCTTGAGATTCGTGCATGGCACGAAGTGCGAAACTTGCGATTGCGAAAGTGAAACCATTGGATTCACCGTGTGCGCCGCCTAATACATAAGCCATAATATATTTCCTTTAATGTTGGCAAATTAGAGAACTTTTTGACTTGTAAAGGAACTTTGTGCTGAAACAGTAAGACCTTTAAGTCCTACATTCTTACCTAAACCATTGCGTTGTGCCCACTGATTAAAAGCAGCGGGGTCTTTGCTATAGTCTGGGATAGAATCTTCTGGTGCTCCAGCAAAATTACCTTGTCCAGGTCGTAACCCAGATCCAGAATTAGAGTTGCTCTGTTTAAGTAGTTTAGGATTACCCTGCGCTACCTCTTGAACTAATCCTTGAATCGTTAGAGGATTGCCATCCATTCCATATCGTTCTTGGCCTTTATTATTTTTTATGCTATAGGTTCCATCAGTATTCCATTGAATATTGCCTTTGACCTTTTGTAACGCATAATCAATCATGTCGGAGTCAAATCTATCACCCATTGCTTTTTGTATGTCTGAATCTAATTCCTTCTCACGCAATCTTTGCTCTTTTACGGCAAGGTCTTGTTGAAGTTTACTAAACTGTTCATGTAAATCGGTAGTAGTAACTCGGCTGTTTGAACGCTGTTGCGTTTGGTTTTCTTCTATTGGCTGTGCGTTGCCACCGGATTGTTGTGCCGTAGTTCTTGCTATGAAACTTAACGCTGCTTCAACTGATTCAAAATTCTGTCCACTCGCTTGACTGAGTGCGCCTAATATTGAATTAGTGGTGCTTTTACGAATAGCACCTGGATTTACTTGCGGCTCGCCACCTTCTTGACTTGCGTCTGACTGGTTTGCGTTAGTCTGGCTGTCGTTGCCAACGAAAGATACTTTGTCCATTAATTGTTTCCTATAGTTATATCGTAACAAACGGTTTTGTTTGTAATGTATTTATACATTATTGTTATCTTCCAACATTAAGACCAGTTAACTGTACAGCAACCGCTTGTTGTGTATAGTAACTTTGTCCCATTGGCGTTGTTGGGGTACCAATGCCACCTAACAATGCTGCGTTACCTGGTTTAACAAACGCCGCTTGCGCTTGACCCAATGTATTGCTTGCTTGTGGTGTTTCACTTTCATCTTCATCGGTATATCCTTCTGGGATACTACCTGTGTCTGTAATATAAACTTCTTCATCTTCATCAGTCATCAATGTTTTGATTGCTGAATCTGGTAAACTATCAACATATGCTTGTTGGTATTCTGTAACATCTTCTGCTGGAGCAAGCATGCCAATGATTTCTCTTGTAACTAATGCTTTAACGATTGGACTATCGCCAACCATTGCTTGTGCTTGATTAATCAATGCCATACGATAATTTGTATCGTGTGCTTCATAGTCAGTATTGTAACTGATTTGTCCTGCCCAACGCATACCCATAAATCGTGCTGCGTAGGTAAAGATTAAGCCTTCAGTAACTTCCATCAATCGTGCTTTACTTTTGGCTGTTCTGTGTAAGCCTTTGCGTTCTTCAATAAGTGATACACCTGATGCTACTTGTGTTTTGCTTGTACGCATTCCACCTAAGCCGGTCAATGCTTCAATTTGTTCTAGTATGTCCATCTGACTTTTGATGATCTTATCAACATCGCCAGTGTCAACGCTAATTGCTTCTATCTGTCCAGTAAGGGCACGAACGATTGCGCCTGCGTGTACTGGAACACTAATGCCTTTGTCAGCACGAATGATGGTGTGAGCAAATTGTAATGCTGTATACTTTTCGCATTCCATCTTGTAATGTTCTCTTTGTGCGTCACTAGCACTATCAATGTCTGATACACCTAAGTCAAATGTTCTTGGGTCCTTACGACCATATGCTATGAATACTGGTACGCTCATACCAGGAGGAAAGTCACCACTGCCTGTCATAAAGGCTTCGTTGTCCATCAAACTAGATTCTTTAACACTCTTTGGTACTTCATAACTTTCCCAACGACTTGGAGTGTTTGCGTCACCTAAATGATAACACTTAAGATAAAAATTGTGTTCATCTTCCATCTCTTTAATCTTTACATACTCTAGTATAGGCTTACCACCATAGAAATCAAAGTGCCAATCCCAAACATCTAATGGACTAATAGCACAACAGTATGGACGACCTAGATTACCTTCACCTTCTTTAGGCATGTCAACTGCAATCCAGCAATGTCCAAAAATACTTGTCAAATCACCAATCTGTTCCATAAAACTTGTAAGGCTGCGAGTTTGTAAATCAGTATCTTCAACAAACAAATCTACCCAATCACAATTTTCTGGATCAATGTATTGACCTTGTGGTGTAGCAAACTTTAGATTACGCTTGACACCTGGCTCAAACAATACATCATTTATGGTATCAACAATATAACGACAGATTGGTTGTGCTACTGTGTTCTTAACCAAGTCATTCCATAACACGGAATCTTCACTTGGACGCTTTTTGCGAACA